GAATAATAGTTCTTTGCTCGTCAAGTGTATAAGTTTTAGGAGTAGTAATTCCAATTAATTTCAACGTAGCCAACATTTGTTCCAAGGTTGATAACCATTCTAAAAATGGGTTAGGAACATCGCCTAGGCTAATCATGTCACCGCGAAGTTGACCCAAGAGTTTTGCATCCTGGCTAATCGCTCCTGCTAGTTTTACCGCAGCATTGATGTTGCCATCATTAATTGCTTCTTCAAGTTCAAGGATTTCCTGCTTTAAACGGATGCGAACTTTATCTTCTTCAGTCTGCTTACTTAATGCAGCAGCCGCTAATTGGATGCGGTCCATGTCAAACATCTGTTGTGCTTTATTAAGGAAAGCAGAGAGTTTATCTAGGGCTGCTTTCTTTGCTTTCTCCGCAGCAAGTTTCTTGGCAGTATCTAAGCGTTTTCTTTCAATAGCCTGTAACTCTCTAGCACGCTTTATTGAAGCCTCTTCTGCTTTTCTTTGTGCAGCAAAGTAAGCATCGCCACCTGGAAATTTACCTGAAATAGCACCAGGCGCGCCCATCTTTTGAGCGCCTAACTTTCTACCTTCTGCTCTCAATTTATCTAGTACGCCGCCTGGTCCAATGTATCCACCAATGACAGGTATCAAGCCAGTTAAATCAAAACCGTTTGGAGAAAATCCAGTTTTCAACTTCTCAATAAGAGATGCAGCACCAAGAGTTGCTTCGGCTGTTGCTTTAGCAAAATCCTGCATTGCAGTTGTTGCGCTAGGTAATCCATTTGCACCTGCAAGCAAAATAAAACTATCAACTAAACCTTTGCCAATTACCTCTTTTGCTTGTTCTGCATTTTCTTTAAGTATTAATAATTGACCTGAATAAGTAGCAGCAGCCTCTGTTGCAGCGCCCGCGAGGCGTGTATCTAATAATTTTTGTAAATCTTCAAAAGACTTTAATTGCAATTCGGCTTTTGTAAGTCCTGTATTGTATTGGTTAAGAGCCTTGCGGTTGCCAAGATATGCTTGACTTAAACCTTTAGCCGCTTCAGAAAGACTTATGTTATTGGCTGCTGCAACATTCATTGCAGTATTCATCAGTTCCTGTGACTTGGTGACTGAACCTGTTGCGCTAAGAAGGGCCTGCATTGCAGGAACTCCCTCATCACCAGTTATGCCATAAAGTTTGCCAAGGTTATCTATATATGCTGTAACTCTTGATGTATCAAAAGCCAAGCCCAAGTTCTTCATTGTGTTGGCGAGAACAGCACCTTCGCGTTCTGCATCAGCAAATGCGCGCACTGATGCCTTGCCAAAATTAACAACGGCAGCAGCAGAAAAAGCAACACCTAATGTTCTTGCAAGATTTTTAACTGTGCGCTGAAGTTTCTCAGTAGCAGTTTCAGCCTTCTTAAATGCCTTAGAACCTGTAAACTCCGAGGCAATTTGAATGGCTATTTTGGAAGCGTCCATATTATGCTGCTCTCTTTAAATCTACAATCGAAGTACGTTTATTAAACTTGGCAGTAATATTCTCAACAGCCTTAAAATAAGCAGTGAGAACTTTGCCGTTTGTTTCATCCCAGGCGCGATAGATTAAACGACCACGCTTGTCACCAATACCTGTTGTTTTCTTGATTCCGTAGATTGGGCCAAGATTCTTAATAAACTGTTCGCCTGCGCGAGGATTGACAGAATGTGAATAACGTTTCTGTGTAATGTTCTTGCCTGGACCAACCCAAGGCTGACCGCCTGGATTCTTGCGTCCTGCTGTTTCAATAATTGCACCTAGCGCTGATTTGTTTTCAATCGCTGCTAAGGATGTAAAACCGCGATTGTTTGCACGGCTTGGACTTGTTTTGTAACTGATTCCCTTGCGAATAAGATTCGAGTCATACATAGGGAATTTGGCTTCAGAAAATGAACGACGTTGCCATCCGCTCATAATCTCTGAATCGCTAGGCACAAAACCGCGAGCGCGTTTCACAACGGGCTTTAATGCGGCGGCCACTTCTTTGCGAAGTTCAGTTGCTAAATCAGGTGCGTATTGTTTTAACGCCTTACGAAGAGCGAGAGCGCCCACGACTTCTGTTGGCATCTCTCATCTCCTTTGCTTCGTCTTTAAGAACTCTTATCAAATTCTTAAACATCTCTTCGTCTAGTTCAATCAAATTTTGTGGCGGAATTCCTAGCCTTACGCTTAATTTAGCAATAAGGTAGGTGACGGAATCCCGCCCTAGTTCGGGGAATCGTCATCGAGAACTTCAACGTCAATCAAAGTTTCAATGAACTTTTCCCCAAACATCGGTACGGTTTCACCTGACCTGCGAATACACTCCCAGGCAAGCCAATAGATATCGCTTTGCTTTTGGTCCTCAATAAACGCCTTATGGAATCCCTTTTTGGCGTAAATCTCAAAACCATACTGCACTAATGGAGTGATTGAGTATTCCCCAACCTGTCCATCTGCCCTTGTTACTTTTAACTTTGCCATTGTTGCCCCTTAGTTTATTTTTAGAATGTACCTGTTGTTGTTACTGCAACTGTTGAGTTACAGTTCCAAGTTACTGATTGTGAACCAATATCGCCAACAGCACCATTAATATCCTGAGTTCCGTTTACTAAAACGCTCATTGTATATAGTGGGTTTGTTGCTGATACTGCTGAACCCTTGTCCTGAAGTAGCACAACAGTAACAGTTGTACCCCATGCTGCCTGCAATGTTGCAAGAACATTTGCTGCTGCTGTGTCGTTTAGAAAGTCAATTGTTACAGAAGATGATTCTAGGCCCTTGACGGCCTTTCTGCTGCCATCTCCCATGGCCGTTACATCCAGTTCATCGAACTGACGATTAAGTGTTACTGATGTTACATGGTCAGAAAGGTCAACAGAATTAACCTTAACGCCGACCTTGTTGTTTAGAAATACAGCCATTTGGTTATTCCTCTTCCTTCTTGATAGATGCTGGCTTTGGTGCTGCTGGTGTTACCTGCCCGATTTTCTTCAGGAAGGCCTCGTTCTCTTTTTCCCATTCGGACATATTAACTCCAGGTGGTTAGTACGGACAGTGACATCTCGCAAGTCAAAAGTGAACCTGAGTCCACGTTTAGAACGCTTGGTTGGCTAACTGCTCCAACATTATACGTCAAGGATGACGCTGCGAGTTTATTGAACACGCCAACAAGGGCTGTTTCAATTCCATTGAGATTGCCCTCGTTATCGAGGAGCGGCACAGTAATCACAATTTTGAAGTTCGCAGTTGGTGCGATTGTGTTGTGCTGATTGTTATTAGGCGTTAAGTAAGGGTCATCAGGTGCGACGATAATACTGTTGGCTAAAACGGTTGCAGGTGGAAACGCAAAAACCTGCCAAAGTGAATTATCAACTAACGCTGTTGCGATTGTTGTGCGAAGGGTTGTTAATGCTGTTGGCATTACCCCACCATTGAGTTAGGGCTGATTGCATGAGCAAGCAAACCTCGTACGCGTGCAAGCAAAGTATTTCCCATGCGGTAAGGCGATGGTGCAAAGTCAGGCGATACTCCACCTGAATTGCTGGCTTGGCGGGCTTGCCAAATGTCAACTGAAATCATAAGCGCTGCTTCTTGAACTGCTGCATCAAGTGTGTAATCAACATAAGTGTCTGCTGCAACTTGACCAAGAGGCTCAACTGGATGGTAAGGAGCAGGTGTGTTGTTATTGCCTGAAATGTTGTAAGTGATGTTGTAATCGCCAACACCTGTAATTGTCTTTGAACCGTTGTGCTTTGAGCCGTTGCCTGATATAACAACTGTTTGGCCGACATAAAAGACTTTTTCAACTAGCGTGTCGAAATAAAGAGTTCCTGTTGTTGCTGTGTTGCTATGTGCAATGTTAAATGTGTAATTGTTCCAAAGCATAGGAAGGATTACGGCGTCGGCTGCATCGCATGTCTGTTGAAGCGTGGCGTCATTGTAAAGAGAACCAACACCAAGTGCTGAACGAAGTTCTGCAACTGTGCAAAGTGACATTTCAAATCCTTTCTAAAGACTGGAGGCGAGGCAAGGGCTGCGCCTCGCCTCCAGTGACTTAGTAACCTATTAGGATAGGTTGAAGCGACGAACGCCTTTACCTGACTTAGCAACATAGAGTGCTAGGTATCCGTAAAGGTTGATTTCGATTTCGCCTGAAGTAAGAACGTTCACGCGAAGTTGTGTTGTTGGAGATTCCCACGCATAAACTGAACGTGGTGCAACTAGGAACGCTGAGTCATCAACGATTCCTGATGCTGTGATGTTGTGGTCAACAATAAGGTCTGTACCAAGTACGCCACCAACAACAGAAGTTGCCACTGCGTTACCTGACGCATTGTATGTTGCGCCTTGTGCTGAATAAAGTGCGCGACCTGTTGTGTCAGCATATCCTGCAATTGCTGCCCATTGGTCTGTTGAAGCAACAAGTTTGTTAGCGAAATCGCCACCTGTTCCCTTGTATGCTGCTGCACCTTCAACTGAAATGAATGATTGAAGTCCTGCTGCTGTTGCTGCAACACCTGTTGCTGCTGTTCCGTTAGCAGTAAATGCTGCAATAAGTGCTGCATCTGTTGCCTTCTCGTATGCCTTGCGAAGTTCTGCCATCATAAGTTCCATGAACGCAGGAGATGACCTGTCCACCAACTCAAAACTTACACGTTGCAAGCCTGAGAATTTTTCGACATTTACTGTGTCATAACTAGAGGTCATTCCTGTTTCAGATGGTGCTGAACCTTCGTTTGTGTCTGCAACTGTTGGTGCAACGTTTGGTGTACCTGCATTTACATAAAGGCGTGGAACAGTGAATGACATTCCTGATTCAACAAGTGCTGAACGAGTTACTGCTTCAAATGCTGGACGACCAGTAAATGTATCTGTTAGGAAAGTTTGTAGATGTCCAGGGAGCGTCAAACCAGTGTTGGTTGAAGTGCTGTCATCTGCTGCTTTGATTGTACGACGTGCATCGTCATCACCAAGTGCTGCTTTGATATTTGCTTCCAAGTATTGTGCTGATGTAATTGGTGCAACACGCTCGCGTACGTTTGTAACGCTAACTGTTGGACGTGAGGCCTCTACCGCAGGGGTTTCGACCTCAGGAGTTGTTGCCTCTGCTGGAGTAATCTCCACGACGGCCTCGCTTTCTGTTGGTTGGGTTTGTTCTACAACTTCAGAAACTTCTTCAGTTTCTTCTGCTGCAATATCAGTAACCTGTGCAGACTTAAATGCTGGTTCAGTTACTAAACTTACTTCCATGAGTTTTGCGGCTGTCACATGGATTACGCCGTTCTTATTAAATGACTTATCAACTTCTACGCCAACAGAAAGGCCTGCCTGTAATCCTTCGCTTGCAAGGATAAGTGCATCTGTTCCGCGTGATGAATTGCTGATTTTGAATGATGCAAAAATTGCATCTTCTGTTTCAGTAAAAGATTGAGCGCGTCCTAGCGGTGCTTTAACGTCGTGCTGCGATAGCAACTTAACTGACTTAGGTTCAGGAATCGCTATTGAACCACGCTCAAAAATAACTTTGCCTGCTGATGTTGAACCAGTTTCTGCTCCCAGTGGAACAATCTTTCCTGAAATCATGCGTGTATCGCTAGAGGCTTGAATATCCTGTGCGAATGACGCGTCAAATGTAATCTTCAAATTACATACCGCCGTTTCCATTAGATGTTTGGTCTGTCATTTCCATTGCCTGTTCTGATGTAATAAGGCCTAAGGAAAGCAGTTTTTCTATAACCAAAAGTTCTTGCATTGGGTCTTGACGTAAGAATTGTTTGTCTAAGTCAAAACGAACTTCGTTTCCATGCGCTGTAATATCGTCCATTGATAAACGGTCCTCAATTGCAGACACATAAGGCTGCAAAGAGTACGCAAGGAAATCTTTGCGTGAATCAAGAACGTTGGTATATGTATAACTGGAGTTCATGTCTGCTGAAACGTAAATAGCAGGGACGTTCATCATTCTTGCAACTTCAGTCGAAAGGAATTGCTTGCTTTCGTCGTACATCATTTCCTTAGGTGAGAAAGATGTCGCTTGGTATTCTAAAGTCGAAGTTAAAAATGCCGTGCTGCGATTATTGCGTGCAGATTTCCATGCTGCTAATAATCCCTGAACTTCTTTAGGGTCTAGGTCTGCACCATTATTTTTTAACACACCTGATGGCATTGGTGTTGCCGCTGCAATAGATGCTGCTTTGTTTAAATCAACGCATGCCTTAATAAGTTCCTTACCGCGTGCAAGTACACCTTCATCAAATGCTTGGAATGTAATTAAACTTCCTAAGCCTTCCATTGGAACGGCTTTGCCATCAACATAGTATTGAGTAATAAATTCGTTTTCTAAATCTAAATCAAATGCAACGCGAGTATTTGCAACCCATTCAAACCTGGCGGGACGTCCATCGTCCGCATACAATTCTTTTACAACCCAGTACGCAACCCCATAAAATAATAATGAATCGACCGTCCAGGCTATCGTTACAGAACGTGGTTGTGATTTAGATGGTTGTTCTAACCAAACTGGTGAACCTAATTCTTCTCCAGTTGACTTGCGGTATAACTCCAAAGGAATTGAAGCAATAGTGCCTGCAATTAAATTGCGGCAACGTGCCACGGATGCAACAGACATTGCTTCCTCGCGGCGAATACCAAGAACACCATAATTGTAAAGATTGTAATTTTCCGACATCAATTGCGGCGCGTATTGCGCAAGGATTGACGATTCTTGCTTTTGTGGTGCTTGCGTATTGAAACGCGAAAAAATACCCATTTAGACATAGTATCACACATTGTCTAACATTTGACAATTGTGGCGTGTTGTGTCTAGGTAATGATTTGTGGCTTAGATATCGGCATCGATAATTTGTGGACCACCATTGCGGTTGCAATAGCACCTGAAACATCTCCAGCACTCTTACGTCTAACGATTCTCCAGGCAGTGTCGTTTGTCTTGGCTGCACAGTTGTTAAACATCTGCACCAACTCCTGTTGCCCCTGATGCTCGACCCTAGAGTTAACAAATCCGTCGAGAAGTTCCCCGCATGCCTGATAAAAGCGCTGACCTGAACAATCTTCGACCATAACGCCTGCATTTGATAGGCGGTCAGCAATAGATTGGGTTGTGTATTTGTCATACATAACTGCACGGGGTTTCCATTGGTCACAGAGCGCTTTTATGTCGGCTGCTATCTTTAAATCATCTACTGCGACAGAGTTTTCCCATGTCTGCATGAGTCCAAAGCCAATCTTGCCATTAGGAAGAATTTGGCCAGCAATAATACTTGCATTGCGCCTTGACGGACTTACATCAAAGGCAAAGATTGTAATTGGTCCAGGTGACATTATTAAGTCGCTATTTGAGGTCGCTTCAATAACTCCAAGCGGCCATGGTGATTGCAATGAGTCAACCCACTGGCAAAGAGTTTCAGTTCTTGTTGTTTCAACACTAGATGTTGCAATCGATTCTTCAATTGCCTCTTCTGACACCGTATATCCAAGTGCGGGATTGGCCATAGCCCATGCTTCGCGGTCATCTATCTTGCAATACTGCGGCGCACTGTATTCGTAATAGCCTAAAGACTTTGGAGGATAAGAACGCGCTCTTTCGATAATAGAATTTAACACTGTGCTAAAAGCATCACCTGCGTTTGTTGTATAAAGTGATTGTGCGTTTGCTCTTGCACGCGTTACTGGCGTTGCAGCCTGGAAAGCCTCTTCTGAGATTTCCCGCAATTCATCAATCCATAAGTAATCGGCTGTTCTTCCGCGTGAACCGTCGCGTGTTGCTGCCACAACATCTAAACGAGTGCCATCGAGTAATTCAATGGATTCTGTTCCATTTGCGTATCTAATCTGCTTAACCATTGCCTTCATTGAAGGTACTGATTCGATTGTGTATGCAATATCTCTAAATGAGGTCAAAGCCATGCTTCTATTAGATGACATTATAAGAATGTTCTTAGAAGGCCATTTAAAGAGGTGTGCCAAGCACAACATACGCGCAAAATGACTCTTACCTGATTGGCGAGCAATAAGCAACAGATTTGATTTACGAATGAAGTTGCCTTTGCTATCTA